CTTGATAATTTCTGCGTCCCTTTGGAAATCCCCATTCGGGTTCATCCCAATTCATGTAAGCATTGCTTTCGTCAATTAACGTTATTAAATTGTAACTAGAATGGTTACAAGATACACCAACCCGTAAAGAATTAAATTTTGTTTTGGATAAATTTTCTTCATATCTATACTGGGATGAAATTCTGTTATCCCCCCAAATTTGGTTCCATATCTCATCAAATTCTAAGGTGCGAAGTCGTTCTTTTTCATCTTGAGTCATCTGTTTTAACATGTTTAAAATGTAAAACTTATTATTAACGAAGTATTTGCCTCGCATGAAGTCAATAAATCCCAATGTATCTTTTCTTCGTATCATTAGAAATTCAATCTTTTTTTGGATAACTCGGAATGAAATAACTCCTACACTAGTAATAGGCATTTTACATTGGTTATATATATGTCCTTGTTTTCCACAATTATTACAATAATTATCGGTCATGAAATAAGTTTATTCTGATATAACCAAGTCTCATAGCTTTATATCATTGACGAAAATAGGAATGATATTTGACCAAAATATATGGGGACCCCATTACTGGTTTTTTTTACATACAATAGCTGAGTCCTATCCATTGACACCGAATGAAGTAACAAAACGAAAATATTACGATTTAATCCAGAACATGCCATTGTTTATACCAATAGCAGAAATGGGGAATAAGTTTAGTGAAATGTTAGACAAATACCCAGTCAGCCCATATTTAGACAATCGCGAATCATTTGTACGATGGGTTCATTTTATACATAATAAGTTTAATTTACTATTGGGAAAAAATGAGATACTACTAGCAGATGCGCTTGAGAAATATCGCGCAGAATACAAGCCGAAACCTGTATATATGCATGAGAAAATCCATATAAGACGACAGTATGTACATATCATATTAATATTGATAATTCTATTTTTGATATACGTCTATTACGAGTAGGACGGTAAAATGTATCGGTATAGTATAAATAGTACAATAAGATGCGAGTAGAATTAATCATCATTATAATCGCCGGATTCATAATGGCAAACATATATACAGATGGGAAATATATGCGAATGTTATCGTCGGGAAAGAAATATTATCAAATGGCAGGTGTAGCATTCGGAGCGTTGATGTTTTATATATTATTTAAGCGAAACCCATTAAGAGCCCGCGAGATGGTGACCGCATCAAATGAGTATATAAAGTATCTACCGATTGATAAGAATGCGTCAAATATCATATCCCCCATATTAGATTTTACTTCCAAACATAGCTTTGCAAATGAAAGTAGCGAACAATACCCAATTCTTCCAATGTCTAACAATAATCATCAATATGCATCCGAGAACCGTATAATAAATTCAGGCAAAAAATCAACGAAACGGTCGGTAAGTGAGACGAAAAAGAAATTTGTAGCGGCGAGACAAAATTGGAAGTGTAATGATTGTCAAAATCAATTGAGTGCGTGGTTTGAAGTAGACCATACCGTACGTTTGGAATATGGAGGTAGTAACCATATAGATAATTTAGTGGCACTATGTCGTGAATGTCATGGAAAGAAAACAACCATGGAGAACTTATAGGGGGCAATAAATGGACGGGTGTATAATAAAAAATGTATATTATTATATACTGAGAATAAATGGATGGATGGGGAATAATAATCCTCATTTTAGTACTGATAAACTTGTTTCTATATTTTTTAAAATGGAATAACATTGGATGGGCTATAAGTATGTGGAACAAGGTCGCATTGATATATGAAGGTATAATAGGTGTTATAATAGGAATTCTATATTCACCAATCGCGTGGATATTTAAAGAAATATATTCGTTAGGTAGAAATATTTATGAACAAGCCATAGAAAATAAGATATATGGTTTAGTGTTAGGTGCAATCATAATAGTAGCCATAATATTAAACAATGCTTCCTATAATCCAGAGGCTGGAACAATTAACATAACTAACTATTTATTTCCAATAGCAGCAATATTATGTTCCGCATTTGCTTATATACTGTTTAATAAATTAAATGCCTCAAGTGAAACCGCTGGATATTCCATAATGTTAGTATTCTTATTAATTGGTATAATGTTTGGTGCAGCATTTTATTTTTATTCAACTGGACTAATGTTTCCGATACTAGCAATAGCGATATCATTATTGGCATATCTGATATTAACAAAATTTGTAGGCACAACAATGCAATATATAATAATGGCATTAACATCCGTGTCAATGATATTCGGTTTAATCTTATATTATTTATCAGTAGATGCGATAGCAGTGTCAAGTACAATATTATACGCGATATCAGGAATATTAACGTTTGCAGTGGTAGTAGCTCTATCCATAATATTTTATTTTTATAGTAATTATCTAAAAACCGTCGGTGGATGGAAAGGATGGTTAGTGAATTTCATATTTTACGTGCCGTGTTTAGTATTAGATTTTATTAATTATATTAAGACCGAAATCGGATTAACATCTAATGTGGTCTATTATTTATTTGTTTTGGAATTACTAGCAGCATTGTTATACATCTATATTCCTAAGATTGCAAATAAGGTAGTGGCAAGTGAAGGTACTCCCCTTCTCGCCGAGACGGCATTCTTAGATATAAAGAAGGACTTAGGGAGTGGATATAATGTAGCGTTTAAAAATATTGGAATGGTCGAAGATGCAGTAACGACATACAAGCGTTCATACAGCATATCAATGTGGATATATTTAAATATCCAACCCCCAAACTATTCATCTTATGCAAAGGAATCTGAAATATTCAATTACGGAAATGGTTTGCCAAAAGTATGTTACATAAATAATGTAGATACAGATGGCAGTAAAACGCCTGATGTATTAAAGGTGTATTATACCAATAAAGGCGACGAACAAAGCTATACCGTAAATATTAAACCACAAAAGTGGAACCAATTGGTGTTTAACTATACTTCATCCCAAGTTGATTTGTTCATAAATGGACATTTAGAAAAAACATTTGTATTCAATGGCAATGAGCCAGAATACTTGGCAAGCGATATTATATCAGTAGGTTCAACCGACGGTTTAGACGGTGCAATATGCAATATTAAGTACCATTATGTGCCCCAATCAAAAGGACAAATTGCAACTTCTTATAATTTATTAATGAAAAGGAATCCTCCTACAAATATTTTGTAATGAAACTATATAAGAATGACCCCTACGACTATAATTCTCACGGTAATTATATTATTATTGGTATATGTGCTTTATGCATATTTAACCGGTACCGTAACCCCCTTATCACAAACAGCTAGTTTAAAGACACAAGTTCCTCCGATTACTAATATTAATGGTTCAAGAAATACCCGTTATGGGTACAGTATATGGGTATATGTAAATACTTGGACAAATAATAGTGCAAAAACGATATTTTCCCGTCCAAATAACATTAAGCTATACTTAGATGAAAATAGCCCGACATTAAAACTTGATATGACGATGAATGGTACTCCAGATGCCACGACTGGAATGGGTCCAGTTGAAACAATGACTATTACTACCAATTTCCCTCTACAAAAATGGGTATGTATAGCAATAAGTGTAGATAATCAATTTGTAGATGCATATTTAGAAGGAAAATTGGTAAAGTCGCAACGATTTTACACATCAACCACATCCAATGAAGTTGTAACCACTACCATTCCAGCAATCCCACCAGATGCAACATCTAGTCCGATCTATTTAGGGAATAACGGAAACGGAGCTTTCGTACCGTTTGATGCATTTACTGCTGAGTTTAAGCGATGGTCTGTACCAATTGACCCTGAAAGTGCGTGGGATACGTATTTAGCAGGTAATGGTACAAATGCATTATCTCGTGCATTTTCGTCATATGGAATAGATGTGTCAGTATTAAAGAATAACGTAGAACAAACAAAATTCTCATTTTAATTGATATGTCTGACATATAATCCCAACGTATATTATAATATATATAATATGAGTTTCCAACCAAATATGCAACCATCCTCTACATTTGGTACAGATTATGGAAAAGCGATAGCTACAAGTGTAGGAAGCACGATTGATGATGCGAGTACTGCTTTATCTAGTACATTTAATGAATTTTCTAGTCAAACTAGTACAGCTGTGGGCGCAACAACTGATTTTTTAACGGCAAATACGATTATTGCCAAGTTTGCTTTCATACTACTAGTATTGGTCGTATTTTTAATATTGTTTAATTTAGGAGTATCGATAGTAGGGTACTTTACTGAACCATCGCCCGACCCGTATATTGTAAAAGGTTTGAGTGATGGCAATA